TGTACATGGAGCCTTACGAGAAGCAATACAAATTGTTGGACCAAAGACTTCAGGCTTTCGAAAAAACGAAAGCATTGGATGATTTGGAAAGAACAGTTTCGTCGCTTCAAACACGATACGGCTCTGACTTTGATGCCAATGAAGTTGTTTCCCGTGCTTTAGCAATGGGGTCATCTGATTTGGAAGCAGTTTACAAGCAAATTGCGTTTGACAGAATTTATGAGGATGCTTCGGCTGTTCGTCAAATCCGTGATAAAAAAGCGGAAGAACAAACAAAGACTATCCAAGCAAAACGTCAAGCCTCTGTTGTGAGTGGAAGTGCTAAAGCAGTTAGTGCTGATGTATCGGCAAAACCAATTACATCATTGCGAGAAGCATTTGAGGCTGCAAAGCGTCAACATGCTTAACGCTTAACTTAAGGAGACAAGAATATGGTCGCTGCAAACAGCAACTTTGATAATCTATTAACAACAACCCTTGCAAATTACCGCAAGACTCTCACGGACAACGTGTTTACCGCACGTCCGTTGACTTACACCCTTATGGAAAAGGGTCGCATTCGTATGCTTAACGGCGGTACGAAGATTGTGGAGCCACTCATCTACGGACTTAACAGCACTGTTGGTTCGTACTCGGGTTACGACTCAATTGCGCTCACTCCACAAGAAGGCATCTCTGCTGCAGAGTTCGAATGGCGTCAATACGCTGCTTCGATTTCTATTAGCGGTATGGAAGAAGCCAAGAACAATGGAGACCAAGAAATCATCAACTTGTTGGAAGCAAAAATCATGCAGGCTGAAGAGTCCATGCGTGAAGGTTTCAACACGATGTTTTTCGGTGATGGAACTGGTAACAGTTCAAAGAACTGGAACGGCCTTGGCAACTTGGTTGAGTCCGGTAACACTGTTGGCAATATTGACTCAAGCACTTACACATGGTGGAAGTCATACGAAGAGAACACTGCAACTGCTTTGACTCTTGCTCAAATGGCAACTGCCTACAACAGTGTTTCGGTTGGTAATGACCACCCAGACACATTGTTGACAACTCAGACTTTGTTTGAGAAGTACGAAGCATTGCTTCAACCAAACCTCCGTTACACGGACACCAAGACTGCAGATGCTGGATTCCAGAACCTGTTGTTCAAGGCTGCTCCTGTAATGTACGACACTGGTTGCACAGCAGGAACGTTCTTCTTCTTGAACAGCAAGTACCTAACTTTGGTTGGTCACTCTGACAAGTGGTTCTCACAGACCGCATTCATTTCGCCAGAAGACACAGATGCACGTTATGCGCTCATCATGTGCTACGGAAACTTGACTGTACGTAACCGTGCAAAGCAAGGCAAACTGACCGCTAAGACAGCCTAAGTTCAACAACTAGAAAACAAGGAGAAATATTATGCCACTATTAGCAAATGATACAGATGGTGCTCTCACACGCAAGCGTGTAGAGACATTCGCAGCAAAAGTAGAAAAGGTAACTATTGTTGCCGCTACCGATGCAGCAACTGTTCAATCAGCATCTGACTTGGCTGGTGCCGCTCGTGTAGTTTACACGATGACACCAACAGCAGGTCGTACCCTCACTACGCCAACTGGCGCACAGTTGGGTGCAGCATTCACAGACGAAGCAGTAGGGACCTCATTTGAGTTCACTGTTGTTAACGTTGCAGCAGCAACATACGCAATCACTTTGACTGCTGGTGCTTCTGGTGTAACACTTTTGGGTGTTGCAGGTATGGCTACTGTTGCGGCAGCATCGTCAGCAACTTTTGTTGGTGTGTTTACATCATCAACTGCTGTAAGTATTTACCGCAAGTAAGCAATCTGATTCGGGGGACGGGAACCACCTTCCCGTTCCCCCAATCTATTTAGCGTTAGGAGTGTTATGCCATATAATTATCGTCAGTTAGATAATCATGCAAGTGCAACCAAGAAGTCTGGAACTGTTACAGCACCAGGTCTTTACAAAAATAGTTCTGTAGGCGTTAAGCAAGATAAGAACTTCAAGGTTCGTCCAAACTCAGACAAGGTAGGCAAGTAATTATGTCCGCTAAAGGCGAAATGTACAAGTCCAAGGGTGCTATGAAAAAGCATGAGGGCATGGAATCCCCTGCTAAAAAGAAAAAAGAAGCAGCAATGGAAAAGAAAGCAGCCAAAGGCAAAAAAAAGATGAAGCCAATGAAGAAGAGTTCTTCAAAAGGTTCAATGTACTAGATAGGTAACAATTCTGCCTATTGGTATGAACCAATCGGCGAAACTTGCTTATACTTTATACGGGGAGCCAACTACTAAGCACTCCCGTCTTGCCCATGCAGAAGGCGCACGCCTTGCTGCTCCATCAGGTCCATATATTGGGCGTAATCGTTGTATAGAGAATAACGATACATGTGAGGGTCCTAAAGCCCGTGGGACAGATTTCTGTATTGGACATCTAAGGAATAAGGGTCAGGCTTAATGACAATAACGCTCACAACATTGCGTTCACAAGTTCGTGACATGTCCGACCTTGATGAAACCGATTTGTCTGATGCTGTTATTGACCAGTTTGCTCGTGAGGGTTTCCAACGCATTTATGCGTTAGAACGCCGTTGGCCCATCCTGCAGGAAACATACACATTTAATACGGTTGCTAATCAGCGTGAATATAGCATATCCGCTATTGGGGATATTCGAGAAATCATTTCTGTTGTAGATACATCGGCTCAAGGAGCACGTTTACATTTAATTGATTACAACCAGGCTGAAATGGTTTGGTTAGGTAATTTGGATGTTGCCGCCCGTCCATACTTTTATAGTTTTTGGAACAAAAAATTACAATTATGGGCTAAACCAAACATTGTATACCCAATGACAATCCGTGCTTTCCGTAATCCTGTTTACACTTGGCTTACCGATATTACGGAAGCCATTGACCTTGACGAATGGTTCCATGCCATTCTCCCTTATTTTGTGCTTGCTCGTGTTTACCAACGTCAGGAAGATTCTGACCTTTCCAACATGTATATGAAGTCATTTGAAGAAGGTGTTTCGTTTGCTCGTCGTGACTTGATGAAAGCATCAAGTTCACAACCTGTTGTTATGTCTGGTGGAAGACAGTATCCAACTTTGCAACGTTGGTTACAAACTCTTGGTAGAACTCTTAAGAATTATTAATCATGCCACAAATTCTTGTTGAAAGACGAACAGATTTTACTGGAGGTTTAAATCTTCGTGCCGACCAATTTCAATTGGCAAATAACGAATCTCCTGATATGTTAAATATGGAAGTTGACCCTCGTGGTGGTTTGTTTACCCGTGGTGCTTATCGTGAGATTAATTCCACTGCAGTTACAGGAACATGGACCCCTAAGCGTTTGTCTTGGTTTAAAGGAACCAGTCAGTATTTGATGTTGAGCACAGAAACTTCTGTGCATACTTCTACCGGGTCTAATTTTACTCAACTTAATTTTGGTGCTGCTCAACCTATTGTGGCTTCTGGTGGTAATGGCATCGAGTTCACCCAGTGGGGTGACACGATGTATATGGTTACTGGTGCTGGTGCTACTGCTTCGTATAAGTGGAAGGCTGCTGACACTTACGCTACTGCTTTGACTGCTAGTGGACCGACGTGGCAGGCTTATGCCGCCCCTGTTGGTGGATATTTTCCCAAAGCAGAACATGTTGTGCAACATACAAACAAAATATTTGTTGCGAACACAAAGGAAGATGGAACATCTTATCCAAACCGTTTGCGTTGGTCACATGAAGGTTTACCGTCAGATTGGCTACAATCTGATTATATTGATTTTAATGGTGGTGGAAATGGCATAACTGGTCTATCTGTTGTTGCTGGACATCTTGTTGTGTTTAAACCACAAGCCATTTATGTTTTATTTGGATACGATTCAACTGACCATAATGTTGTTGAATTGTCTTCTGTTTTGGGTTGTGATGATTCTACAAAAATTGCAACTTCAGAAAACGGTGTATATTTCTATACACATACTAAAGGATTGTTTTTTTATAATGGTAACACAATTGTAGATTTGTTTCAAAACCTTAAATCAATGTATCCTCTTGGATACGTTGCTGATGGTTATACATCAAAAATAACTGTTTCTTATGTTAATCGTCGTGTTTGGTTGAGTATGCCATATTCAACTACGACATCACCTTCTACGGCTACCGTAAATTTTGTTTATGACCCATCCATTTCGGTAAATGGTTCTTGGGTAAAACATTCATCTGGAGATGGATATGGTCTTGTTGGTGGAATAGATTTTATTACAACAGCCGGCGGAGTCAACCCATTGATGATGCACTCTTACATACCTCGTGTTGTGCGTGTTGATGTTTTTACTTCTGAAACAGATTTACTTGCAACAGTTGAAACAAACTTTACTTCAACTTATCGCACTGGTTGGGTTGATGGAAATAATTATTCTATGAAAAAAATGTTTCGCAGACCAGACTTTGTTTTAAAACAAGTCAACACTCAAAGAACTTTA